GTCAAAAGTGTCGTAGACATGACGCAATCTTTCTCTTGCCGCATCCACGCAGGATGTATCAAGAAAAAGTCGCTGTCTTGTCATTGCGGTAACTTTTAATCTTGAAAATCTGAAAAATTATCTTCTTTGTTTATGTCTTCAAATTCCCATTTTCCATCAAGGGAAGCATGAAGCGCAAGATCAATTTTGGTTGGCTCCATCTCAAACTCCTCCATTAGAGACCACCATTTTTTGATGCACTTTTGATAAAAGCCCTCAGACAAATTTTCACCTAACGATAATTTAGCCATTCTTGTCACTTCATCAAGTTTTGCCGTGACAAAAAATCTAAACCGATCAATCTTTGTTCTTCGAATAGCAGAGTTTGCTGATGTTTCGGCGAGTAAGAGATCTCCCTCATCCCCTAGACCTTGATACTGGTCCGAACGAATTTTTTCTTGGCGGTCAATATCCTTGATCTGATCCTCAAGATTTGAGGAAAGATACTGAAGTGCGCGTCGCCATCTTTCAAGGTTTTCTGGCATCGCCAAATATTTTTTTTGGGCTCCGGTTGCTTTATTTTTTACTTCTTCGGCGACAAGTCGCGAGAATGCTTCATCGTTCATTTCTTTTTACTCCATGCAGGACATATAGGTTTAAAGTGACACCATCCGCACAATACACCAACTTTGGTTTCAAAAACTTCCGTTTGGCATCGTTCGTCTATGGCACTTCTTATTTCCACTAACATTGTTTTTATTCTATTTATATCTTCTTGGGTTGGATCCTTGGTTAGTTTAACCCCGTCTTTGATGTAGAGCAACTCTAAGGTGCCAATCTCCTTCTCTTCAATTTCAGACAAGATAACCGCATAAATAAGTAGTTGGTCAAACTTGTCATCTCGGAATCGCAACTGAGGAACTTTACCTGTTTTGTAATCCCCAATATTTATTTTTCCTTCTTTGACTACCCATCTGTCAATAAAACCTTTGATTTGAACGCCAAGCACGGAGTGATTTAGTTCTGTCTCGATGCCGTCAAACTCAATTGCGTCAGACGGTTCCATCGCCATAAGGTTTTCTATGCAGTAACGCGCCCTTAACCTAAACTCATTGATACGGGTTTTGTCACCACGATAAATATTGATAACTTCTTCAGAATAGTTATCCCAAATGGAACGAAATAAAGTCCGAGCACCTAAGACCGTTCGCTGCGATGCATCAAGACGGTAGAACTCTTCCAAAATAGAATGAACATAATTGCCGAGCAATGTATGCTCTGTTGCAGGTTCTTTAAGCCCGTCAATCCGAGAAAGTTTATACTTATACGGACATTGCTGAAATGTGCTTATTGAACTTGGTGAGAGATATTCAGGAGCATTGAGCACATTAGTCAATATCTTTGAGAGGTGGCATCTCGGGAGATTTGGTTTTTTTGGGTGTTGGCGTTTCTACGACAACCGATCCTTCAAACTGATAGGAAATTAGTTCTGTGATAAGCACATCAAGTTCTTCTTCGGTGAACTCTGATGGTTTAGGGACAGGGCGACCTCTGCCATAGTTGGACCAAAAACTCTTAATCTTTGCTTTATTTTCATCTTTGGCTTCAAGTAATGTTTTGAACTGAGCATATTTGGGGGAAACAACGGGTGCCAAAGACACAACCGCAGTGGCTTCCATTGCTTGCTCTATTTCGATTGCCTCTTCTGAGCGGGCAAGATACAAGCAAATACCAAGAGTTTGAGCCGCTTTTTTTAAGGCGTCCGAAACCGCACCTTTAACTTCGTCCCCAATATCAACAGGGTCACCATTTTTGGACATCTTAATTTTCTGTCCACCAACACCATCACGAGTAACGGTATTGCCTTCAATTGTTGCGACGACAGAAACTTGAGCAACGATTGATGTTCCAAGTTGTTGCCAATTCTTGACAGTGAACGACCAATTTTCCACGCCGAGAACTTTATTCATACGGTTAATAACTTCACTAATTGGCACATAGACCAAGTTTGCGCCGCCCTTGTTAAGGCGTTTTTCCATTTCGGGTGGAAAAGATTCTGTGAGTTGTGAATAAATGTTATTCATTATTGTTCCTTTCTTACGATGATGCTTGTTTTAAGTTCGCCCACTTCGCAGTATTGATCTGCGTTGATGCCCAATTTTGACAATTCTTTTATACGCCAGTAAGAGGGTTGTACATAGTCAAGAAGTTTCATAGCAACCTCATTGGCTGTCATAACCACCTCACCCGTATCCATATCAACAGATAAATCATTGAGCCTTCGCAAAACCTCAGAAGCAAGATCTTCATGCTTCCACCCTTTGCGATCAAACGCTGATTTCTTCTCAATCTTTTGACCATTAGATGCTGTTGCTTCATCAGTCTCAATCTTGGTTGGAATACTGTGAAAAAATATTTCCGATATCGCTCTTGATCGCGTGAAGCAAAACGAGTGTGTCAAACCAAAGTTGCTCGTCGTTCTCGTTTAGATTGTTTAAAGCCTTGTCCCCAATAGCCATTAACGCTTTGCGGAGTTCAACAAAGGGTTGAAGGTTTTCGTTGTCCCAATTACTCATACGAGTGAAGGGATTTTTGAGTTAAGCGAAACAGAAATTCTTACCAAAGTTTCAATACTCGGAGAAAAGTGACCGTTCTCAATCCTGTTAATAGTCTTGCGATCAATGCCTGCAATTTCTGCTAAACCCTCTTGGCTTAGTTCAAGATTTTTTCTTGACTTCTTCACCCATTCAGCAATTACATCTTTGCTTTGATTACTGGCAGTTTTTAACTGCGTTTTGGTTGGGGATTTATACGCTTTATTCATTGGTTTAATCCTCTCGGCAATAGTGGTATAGGTTTACCTACACGATGATAGTCGCTCTTTTCCTCTGAGGCAACCCTAAGCCAGTTAAAAAAGTAAATGCGCCGACCGCAGAGTCAACTTGGTCATCATGGGTACAAGCCTCGGGGAACGAAGATATTTCGTCAAGCCAGTCAGTAATCCATTTGCCTCTAACAAGACGAACATTACCGTTAGCAACCGCAGCGGAAAAAGGTCTTGCTCTTGTCTCTTTGTCGCCCGATGAACGAATCCCCTCCAAATCCCAACCTGGCACAACATATCTTGCATATTGGTCAATCAGTGCTTTGCCCGAGGAACCCGGTTCTTGCTCCATTCTGATAGCCACGGCTTTACCGTCTTCTTGGGCAGTCTGCGAAATAAAGGTTTCCACTTTGTCTGATTTTGCCCTAATCTTGCGAACATCCATAATGTAGGCAATTCCTTGGTCAAAAAGCATTAATGTTCCCACCGTCCAGTCAGGGTCGGTGTTGCCTGAGTGCGGTTCTGTAGCCGCCAAGTCCCAATACCTTACGGCACGAGCAGCGCTAGTGATTGTCGGAACATCGGCTCCATCAATAATTGGGAAGTCAGTTCTTTCAAACAATGTGCCAAGAGTGGTTGCCCACCAGTCACCAAATTCAAGCCTTCGGCGCTCAACAGGATCAAGGACGGACAATGCCTGGCGATATGACTCAGCATCAATTCCTGGGTTATCAGTTAAAAATGATGGTACAAAAAATCGCTGCTCATTTTTACCTTCCACAATAAATCTCTGCCGGACCCAGTTGGGGGCAGGGTTAGAGGCTGAGCGCATTCGCAGGGGAACCTTGGACAGAGGGCCAGAAGCAGGTCGGCGCAAACGAGAAAACATGTACCTGTAATCATTCTCACGGATTTCTGTCACCTCGTCCATTCCAATAAATTGAAACTCCGAGCCCTTATATCTCAGGTAGTCGTTTGTGTTATTTAGGTAACCAAAAGAAACACGAGCACCAGATGGGAATGTCGCAACATAACTATTGGCGTTCCAATGAACATCTTCGTATGCCGAAACCCAACCACGGAAACGATCCATTAGCGCACCCGGCAAAGCCAAGTCTGCGTATGTGCGACGGAATAGAATGGCTGAATAATTAGGTACATCTACATATTGCAAAGCAGACATAAGCAATGCAGAAGATTTACCCCCGCCAGCCGCCCCACCAAAAAGACCTTCAAGTGCGTAACTTCTCAAAAAAACTTTTTGAGTTAGGGATGCATCTTCAGGACAAAACAAAGGGTCTTTTGGTTGAAGGTATTCATAAATTTTATCCCAGTCAGCCATGAGCCCTCGTAAAAATAGGTAGATACATAATGTAGTATTAAATAGGTCTTTCATTTGCTAAGGTGACGGTCTCAATGAATATTTATCGCAAACTTAAGTTATTCGCCACACGCCGCAACCTTGCAAACTGTTTGATGTTTCTATTCGTCGTAGGCGTTACTTTAGGTGCTGGTCTTATATTTCCGCCTGCGGGATTTATTACTGGTGGTATTGCTTGCGGAATCTATGGGTATCTGTTGGGATCTGAATAATGGCTTGGAACAGCAATAACAATAAGGATCTCAGGAACATCAGTGAAAAAGCGATGTCCAATCCTGGCGCCCCTATTGCGTTTGATACACAACGAGCGGGCAAACCGTACAAAGACGGTTGGGATATTGAGCGTGCGTACCGAGACGGTATGCAAAAAGTTACATGGGTTTTCCGATGCATTGACGCAATTGCAGGAAACCAAGCACGCCTCCCAGTCATTTTAAGAAAAGGCAACGATCAACGCGGAGAAAAAACAAAAAGCAATGAATCTCTACTAGAAATTTTTAACTCAAAATCCAACGAAGGCGAAAATTCTTTTGCTTTCAGGTACAGAGTCTCAGCACAACTCTTAATGAGCACAAGAGGTGTTTTTATTGAGAAGGTTCGTTCTCGTGACGGCAAAATTATTGCCCTACAACTTTTGCCTCCCCAATTTACTGCTCCGCTTCCTGACCCGAAAAAATTTGTGTCGGGTTTTGAAGTCGATATGCGCAACGGAACAAAGTTCACTCTCAAACCAGAAGATGTCTGCTGGATTCGCAGACCACACCCGTTAGACCCATATCTTTCAATGACCCCAATGGAATCTGCTGGTATTGCAATTGAATTAGAAACTTTGTCAAAACTTTACAACCGCAACTACCTTCTCAACGATGGGCGACCTGGTGGGTTGCTTGTTGTTCGTGGCGACATGGAAGATGACGACAAACAAGAACTAAAAAACCGTTTTCGTGGCAACCTTTCAAAAACGGGTTCAACGACCGTTATTGCATCAGAAGCAGGTGTTGACTATGTGGATACTTCTGCATCACCACGAGATGCCGCCTACACGCAAATGCGCGAAATACAAAAGAACGAAATCTTTGCCGCGTTCGGTGTTCCAGAATCGGTTATAGGTAACGCTGCTGGCAGAACTTTTGCGAACGCATCTGAAGAACTGAGAGTGTTTTGGATGGAAACAATGGCTCCTCACCTACACACAATTGCTCGTGCACTTGATGAACTTGACGATAAATATTATGTTGATTTTGACACTGACGATATTCCAATTCTTATTCTTGCCAAACAAGAGCGTGAACGCTATGTGATGGACGAATTTCAGCAAGGCTTAATTAGCCTCAACGAATACCGAAGCGCAACAGGTCGTAAAAAAGTTGAGTCAGAACTTGCTGACAGTCTCCTGTCCAACCCGAACCTCACACCTATCGCCAACACAGAGAAACCTTTTAAACCCGAAGAACAACAGCCAGTTGACATGGCGGGTGTTGATCCAAACGCTGTACCAGGCGGTCTCCCACCGCAAGAAGGCGCTATGGAAATGCCTCAGCCTGCACCACCATCGC